GCTGATGAACCCGTCTTGGTTCGTCGTGAGGTTGATGACCTCCGCACTTGCGCCGCCCACAAGACCGCCCGTGATGGCGTACACGCCGTCAGTGGCGAGGAACACGACGCCCAAGCCAGGGACAGTTTTGATGCTGTGGGGCGCCTTGCAGGTCACGCTATTGCTGATGGTTGTGACTGTAAAGCCCGCCGTGTAGTCGCCCTGCACGACATCAATGCCATTCTCTCGAAAGACAAGAAGGCTTGTGTAGTTCGAGAAGAGCGCGGTGATGCCCCCGCCCACAGAGGACAGTTCGATGTAGGCGTCTGCGGCGAACTGCTCAATCAAGCCGAAAGTCGAGAAGTAGATGGTCCGGCTGTCGTCAATGCCGCCGTCCAAGAACAGACAGCCGTTGAAGAGCGCGGAGAACCGAGCGCGGGGTGCAGGCAGAGGGCCGGTCGCAATCTCCGGGGCAGGCTGCCCCAAGTTGGCAGAGGACACGGCGTCGAAGAACGTGGTCTCCACGTTGTTGCGAACGACGTCAATGAAGTAGAGCGTGGTGTCGCCGGGGAAGTCGTAGTCGTCAGAGTAGTTGGCGGTTCGGTAGACCTTCCGCGCCACAGTGCCCTTCGGGCCGATGGGGAGGTCAACGCAAGCAGCGTGCTTGAAGCCCTCTGCGTCCGCTTCGAGCGCCCAACGGACAGAGGCCAGCGTGGACGTCGGCCCCTCGCTCCCGGTGTCGCTGATGAAGCTGACGGCCCATGCGAAGATGGCCGACTTGTCGCCGTCGTTCCCGCCTTTGTTGTTGGCGAAGCCAAGGCCCCAACGTCCGCCGTCAGGGATGGCGTTCCCGTCTGCGGGACACCAGAGGGTGACAGCACCGCTGCCAGACACCTTGACGTCCGGCGGGAAGGGCGGTGGCGGCATTGGCTTTACATTGTGCGGGTCCGGCGGTGTCGGCAGACCGTCGAAGCCAAAAGGACGAATACATTGAGTGATGGTGTTCGAGCTTTCAGTGAGGTCGCCAAGAGGCCACGGCTTCACCAGAACAGGCCGGTCAAAGCCGTTGGTGATGACGGTCCCGTAGCCGGTGTCTGTGTACCAGCTTCCCGCCTCAGTCGCGGTGGGCACATGCCGGCCGGTCGCCAGAGTGCGAAGGACAGCGGTGCCAGAGGCATCGTACAGAAGGTGCAGGTTGCCTTCTTCCTCAAACAGAACGTGCTGTCTTGCCCCGCCTGCGAGGTGCTGCGCCACATGCAGGGAGTAGACCGGCCCGCAGGTCGTGAACGGGCTCCAAGAGTTCGCCCCCGGCACAAAGGGCTCGTACCCAAGGCGAGAGGACCAGCCTCCCGTGGACTTGTCCACAACCCAGTTCTGCACCTTGCCCGCGTTCTGCGGGTTCTGCGGAAGCCGGGTTTCGAGACCGCCTGCGATGGGCGTCTGAAAGACGTTGCCCTGCATCAGTACCTCACGGGAGAAGGCGCAGAGGCCCGAAGGGGTTGGTCACATAGCGGTAGCCCGCGACGGGCGTGCCCTTGATGAGCCTGCGAGGGACGGCCTTTAGGTAGGCTTGCTCCATGCCCTTGTAGAGCGTGTCCTTCTTGCGCATGTAGACCTGCGACAAGGCCGGGTTGCTGACCTTCATCGTCACGTTTTCGAGGGCAGCATACGCAATCAGTTGCGCGTAGGCGGCAGGCACAAGCGGGGCGTCCTGATCTTCGAGCATGCGCGACGGGCTGATGAGCATGCGGCAGTCAAGGTCTTGGTCCGCCGAAGGGTGAGGGTACAGTTGGATGGACTGGTAGACCGCCGACTGATCCCATTGATAGCGGATAGACGTCGCTTGGAAGGTCTGGCTGCTCAGGGTCGCCAAGGACAGGTCCGGCCCAAGCGTGACGCCTCCGGGCGGTGGAACGGTGTCCACGTTCGGGACAGGAGGGGCACCCTGCACATAGGCCCCTCGCACCCGGACAGGAGCGAGGATGCCTGCCTCCGGGCAAGTGAAGTAGTAGCGCCTGTAAAAGCCCGTCTTGTTCGCCACGGCTTCGGGCGTGAAGTGCAGGGTCTGTGTGTCAGTCAGATGGTAGGTGGCGACCTTGCTCAGCGCACTCTCGAAGCCGTCAGAGGCGTCACGCGGATAGACCGCGAAGTTGGTGCTGAACGGCCCCTGCACGTTGACCATGTAGACGTTGATGGTGCGGATGCCCTGTCCCGGCGCGACCGTGGGGACGGTCACGCCACGGGGAGTAGTGGGGGCCTGCACGCGCAGACCTTCCGAGGGCAGGTAGCACTCCATCGTGCCAAGAAGCTCAGGGTCAAGGTTGGCGTCCTCACGCTCCCACTTGCTCAGGAACATGGCCTTCGCGGGGATGCCCACAGAGGGGTCTGCGACGTTCTGGACCTGCATGCAGTCCGAGGGCAGGTAGATTTCCCGGCGGTAGAGCTTGGCCGTGTAGGCGCCGGTTGCGCCTGCGAAGTCGCGGTCAATGAAGAGTTGGTTGGACAGCGCGACGTACATCACGCGGTAGCGGGCGGTGACGTTGTTGCTGTCAGTGATTTCGAGGATGCCAAGCTCGTACTCCGAGCCGGGCTTGACCGCCGAAGTGCTGATGGGGAAGGGGCCGCCCGTCACGGTCGTTGAGCCGTTGACGACGCCGACGCTGACGGCTGCGACGTCTGTCCAGACTTTCAGCACGCGGTCGCGCATGGCGAAGTCCCACGGCCGGTCAGTCAGGCAGCGGGTCTGCGCGTCGTTCAGCAGGGAGACAAGCTGTTCGCGGTAGGTGTCGTTCGTGGGGTCATAATCAAGAAGATTGCCCACAAAGTCCACAAGCATGCCGAGGTTCATGGCTGTCTCCTAAGAAGAAGCCCCCGCCCGCTGCGGGCGGACGGGGGCAGTGTACCCTGTGGGGCAGGGTAGCGCAGGCTCAGTCGAAGCGGCCGTAGACGAACACTTCCGCAAAGCCGCCGGCCTCAGCAGTCAGGGCGACGGCGGAAGGGCCGGTCCCCGTGTGAGTGCCAGTGGCGTAGGTGACGGCGGTGCCGGCGGTGCCGGAAGTCGTGAGGGAGGCGTGCTGCGCCGTACCCGCAGCGACCTTCGCCACAGGGGCGTAGCCCGCAATCACGACTTTGACCTGTGCCGGTGCGGAGGCCGTGCCGACGACGCCCGCGAGGGCCACGCCGACAAGGTTTCCACGGCCGGCGACGGCCGGGGTCGGGATGACGAACAGGGCCTTGTTGGCACCCGTTGCGCCCGTGTCCAGGGCAACGAAGTCACCAGTGGCGACGGTCGTACCAGTGAGGAACGTCTCGACCGTCTGACGGTTCGAGGTGTCCGCAGCCTCACCGGCCTGCAAGTAGTTGATGAGGTTGGAAGTTGCCATGTTGATCAAGCCTCCGCGTTGATGAGGACGCCGTGAGAGGCGAGGTGGCCGGTCACAAGCTGCATGCGGCAGAACACCATCGCAGCCTCAGTGGCGGTGCCGGGGACGGGCAGCATCTCCGAGAGGTTGAACCAGCCGTCCGTGTCGGCGTAAAGCTGGAACATATCGCTCGAAAGGACGTAGGCCGAGACCGGGAGCGCGCCCATGCCGGAACCCGCATTGGCCGTGAAGCCAAGGTTCGGGTCCACATAGATCTTCGCACCGCGCCACATGCCCACCATATCGGCGTCCAGCGAGGCCCGGTCGGCAGCGTTGACGTACTGCACGAAGGACTGCTGCTGCGCCTGGAAGGCGGCATAGCAGCGCGGGCTCATCAGGATGATGTCCGGGAACTTGCCGCCGGGGTGGTAAAGCTGCGCGTTGATCATCAACTGGTCGAGGTGGCTCAGGTCGAAGGCCGCACCGCTGTTGAAGAACTGGTTGTACCAGTTCTGTGCGCGGAAGGTGGTCTTGGCCAGACCGCCCACGACGTTCGACTGCGTTGCAGCCGCCACGCCCTCGAACCAGCCAGTCGTGTTCGGAGCGACGGCGGTCGTTCCGTTCCCGTTGAGGGTCTGAAGGGTGTTGATGGCCCCGGTGCCGATGATGACCTGCTGATTGACCTGCTTTTTCAGGCCAAGCATGACGTTCTTCATCTTGCTTTCGAGGATGTTGACCACGGCAAGGTCGCCCTTGTTCGCGGCCTTTTCCACGGCGGACAGGACGATGGGCTGCGTGAAGTTGGCCCACTCGAACTTGGCGGCGTTGAAGGGGTCCGTGACCGCCATGTTGACGGGCTCGAAGCCGTTATTCAGCACGCTCAGAGAGGAGTGCTCCCCGAAGATGACAGGCTGCTCAACGCGGGAGCCGCCGGACACCTTGACGAGATTGCCTGCCTGCTCAATGGCGCGGAACAGGGGGTGGCTGACGAAGCTGTTGTCAATCAGCTTGTCGCGGAGCAACTGGAGAGTAGTCGAGAGGATCGACGGATTGACGGGCATGACGCCCTCCTTTGGAGTGAAAAGCTACCGGGGGTCGGAGTGTCCGGGGATGCCGGGTTCCTTGCGCCGAAGGCTCCACAGAGGGGTGGCCCACGATGCAAGGAGAGTAGCGCGACTTTTCAGTGTACGCAAGATCAGCGACGATGAAGAGCCTGCGCCATCGCGAGGATGTCTGCGTTGGACATTTTCTTTGTGTCGGCCTTTGCGGGCATGGTCGCCGTCCCTTTGCGCGGGAGGGCCGTGGCACGGGTCGCAGCCTCACGGTCTGCGGCGCGACGGGCCTTGGCCGCCTCTGCTTCCTTCGTCGCCTGCGCCTTGTTCATGCGTCCCTTCGCGGCCCAATAGGCGGTTTCGAGGTCAAGGGAGGTGTTCGCCTCCAACATGCGCTGGACTTCACCGCGAAGTTCTTTGTCGTTCTTGAACTCCGGGTGTTCAGCCAGGAAGGACTGGTAGCTTTCTTCGGCCGCCATGACCTCGTACTCTTGCTTCATCGGTTCGAGCACGGCGTTGAGGCGCTTGTTGACTTCGGCCTCAATGCGGGCGTTGATGCTCGCCTCGTTGAAGGGGTCGTACTCAGGCAGAGTTTCGGGCACTTTGAGGGCCTGCTGTCCTTTCAGCAGGGCTTCGCGCTCCCGAATGAACTCCTTGCGGGCCTCTGAAAGCTCTTGGGTTTTCTTTGTGTAGTCCTTCTGCATGTTCTTCATCAACGCCCGAATGTCGGGCGGCACCTGCTTCATGGCGTCGTTCCATGACAGGTTGCGCGTGCGCTTGCCTTCGCCGTCGCTGACCTCAACCTCAACGTCGCCCTCTTCGCCAAGGGCTTCGAGCATGGACGGCTCAACGTCGGGCTGCGCAACTGATTGCGCGGTTTTCTTTGTAAAGCCAGCGGGCTCAGGAGTGGCGTGGATGGCATTGGCCG